GGGACTGTAATGATTGGCCGCTTCCAGCAGTGATTTCGATTGCGCGATTGAGGGCATCCTTGAACTCCAAGTTCTCTAGTTCCATAACAATATCTACTGAGCTGCCACCCTTACCGCAGGTATGACAGTAGTACAGGTTCTCGTACGTATTCATAACAGCACTACGTCTGCTGTCCTTGTGAATGCAACAACGTACGGAAGCTGATCTACCTTCTCTTACCTCACCACCATAGTGAGCAACGATTAGTCCTACGGGGATTGAGTCTGCACTAACTCTACCCTTACTCCTGCTCGCTTTACGTGTCCTGGACCAGTCTTGTGCTGGCATACACACCCCTTATCATCACACTTATCGTGCCATTGAGATGAACGCTTGTAGTGGGTAAGAGTGTTCTCTTCTCCTGCTTTATGGCAGTTCTGGCAAATCATCTTCTACCTCTTCAACTGGTACAACTTCTGGTACAAGTATCTCTGTTGTTGTTATTTCTCCACCTGGTACTGGCATTACTGTTTCTCCTTTAACCATTGAGTTAAGTCTTGGATTACCCAAGCCTGATCTATTGAAGAGTTGCGACGCTTAACTACCACGTATGACAGAGGAACTTCCCCAAGACCCCGTGCCTGTGCATAGTTAAGCGCCTCAACTTGTGCTTCTCTCCAGAACTCAGGCAGGGAAAGCGTCTGCCTGTTCTTGAGTTCAAGGATGTAGGTTTCTCCAGATATGATAACAACCATATCGCCCTCATCCTTTGCCCCAGCTTTAGTCAGACGTTCTGCAACGACACCCGCTTTGCGGAGCCACTTCATTACATCTGTCTCAAACTGAGAACCTTTGCGTCCGTTTTTATTAGCCATTGAATACTAAGCTCTCCATAGGATTAAGGTATGCAACTGGTACATACCAAGTCCTATCATTGTATCTCCACTCATCACGCTTGCATTCAGATCCAAGCTTCCAGCCTATAGCTGTGTACTCAGGTCCTTTCCATTCAGGCGCAACACGTCGTGTCTTATGACATAGACCATCAGACATTAACACATAGACAAGGTTATCATCATCTCTAGTTGAGTAACGCATCCCTCTTACTGGTGGAAATGAATAACGGATCTCTCCAAATCCTGGGATATCAAGTTCTGACTTCCATTTATTGTAGTGTGGAGTGAAGTTATCTTTACCAGCCATACGTGCGAATGCAAGTTCTGATCCTGCACACACAACGTGTTGCCAGGTTTCCCATAGGTCACCTTCTGAGTAATTGATATTCTTCGTTGGGTCACCGAAGTAAGGCTTCTGTCTTTGGTATCCAACCTCAACACAAGTAGCTTCTTCTTCTATTGTTAAAGCGTATTTAGATCTGTCCATATGTGCTCTCCTCTCCTACACCACGAAGATAAGCCCTACCTTGGGCATCATCATCTCCTATTTGGCAAGAGGCAAAGTTTACAAACAGCGATGCCCATTGAGAGGCATCAGCAAAGTGTGGACCAAAGCGGTTCTTAACTGATGCGATACGCAATAGACCCTGTGATGGGTCATACCCAAGTGTGAGCATTAAGCTCGGCAATTGACTTACCTTTCCGTGGATCGCACGTCTAGGTGGTGGCATCATAGGTGAACCATACTCTGATTGTTCTGATACGTGATGGAGTACTAAGACGCAAGCCTCTGTCTTACGTGCCATATCGTGCAACTCCATCATAATTGCACGTAGCCCTGCCCACTCATTGTCTGTTTCGGCAGCAACATTCATTAGGTTGTCTATAACGATTAGCTCTGGAGCTATTCCATAGAGTTCAACGTAAGCCTTTATCTCCATCTCAATATCATCAAGAGACGGACTAGAATCAAAGACCCATTGAATGTGTGATGTTTTAACCAAGTATGGTGCGTAGTAATTTTGTTGTTTCTCTATGTTATGTTCCACAGTAACCTGACTGTGGCCCGATAGGTGTGCAGCAGCACGGATCATAACTGTCGCGGTGTCAGTATCAGCAGAGAAGAAAAGCGTAGGCACATTTGCTTTTATTGCATAGATCAATGCGAACATTGACTTACCAGCATTAGGTGCTGCAGCTACCATACATACTTGACCGCGACGAAACTTGATAGATTGCTTAACTAAATTCTTCCACACATCAGGTAGTGGTGTAGCCCTTGTGGTCACTCCACTCCAAGCGCGGGAAAGTTTAAGCACTCTTCTCCTCATTCAGAATTATGTGTCTTGCCTTGCGTATCTTTCGTCTGTCACCATCGGTGAGTCCACCCCAGATACCGTGGCGTTCTTTACGAATACCCCACTCAGCACACTCAGTAATGTGCTGGCAACCACGACAGATTGATTTAGCTGATGCAATACTTAGGCGAACCATTTTTCCTTCGTTTTCCTTGTCAGGAAAGAAGAGATCGCCACCTACTTGAGCACATAAAGGAACCTCAAACTCGTGTGGTTCCCGCACTTACTAAGCCCAGATAGTTGCGCACTTATCTGTTGCACCCTTTGGTGCAGCACACATCCAGCCCTTCCAAGGGCCACGAGCAGAAGTACCTGTACGGAAACTCATTACACCGTGCTTACAGCTTGGTGCTTGACCTTCAACAACAGTAGGTGCAGCAATAGGTGTTGCATTGAAAGCTTGTGCCAGTGACTCAGCAGTTGGTGCTGGTGCTTTACCACCATTGAGTTCAGTATCGGTAGTTTTGATAAGAGATGCAACCATTGAAAGATCAGTAAGACCTGTCTCTAGTTCCTTAATATCAGTTGCATAAAGATTAATTAATGTTCCACTACTTGTCTTAAAGTTTACTTGGAACTTTGTGTTTTCGTTTGCAGCCATTTACTTTCCTCCAGATTGTTTGATTGTTAACCGTAATGAATCTGCACCTTGCTTGGTAGGTACGTAACCTAGTTTAGCAAGTACTTCATCTTTGTCTACTGATGTAGGTCCAGCTATGCTGTACCACTTGACTTGTATTCCAGTATCAGTAACTCCAGCGATACCTTCAAGGGAAGACTTTAGTGAATCCTTTTGCTTTGTCAAGTTTTTAATTTGCTCATCTAATTGTAAGTATTTCAGTGCATTGGTTGAGGCATCCTTGTCTTGGATTAACACCTCTTCACTAGCGATACGTTCTTTTTTTAGACCAACGCATCCCATCTGCCCACTTGCGTCATAGAACTTGCAATAGAACTTGCAGTAGTTTTCTTCTCGCTCTGGTTCTGGTGCTACCTCTGATGCCTTAATACCTTCTAACCAACTCAGTGCTTCTAATGCCATTGCTTCATTGTAATCTTCTGTATGTACCTTGACATCTCGCTCATCACCATCACGAGCTATAGCAACTAGCGATACACGCTTTACATCGTGACCGTTCTTTGCTAGTAGATAGCCATAGGTCTGAACCTGCCAACGCTGTTGTGTTGATGGGAAGTATGAAAGGTTCTTAACCTTACTTGTCTTCCAGTCAATCACATCACCTGTCCCTGGTACGTAGCAGTCAATGTGTGCTTTCATTCCATTGTATTCAACTGATGTTTCAATCATTACATCTGGGTTATCTGCTAGTGCTCGTTCAATTTCTGCGTGGATAGCAGTACCCATAATGGCAGCAAGTTTCATCTCGTTGTCATTAGTTTCGGGTTGATCGTTAAGTCGGTACCACACCTTACGACGACAACCACCTAACTCCGATGGTCCTATCTGTACCTGTGTAGAACGTGAACGCTTAGCATCACCTGCACGTAGTGCGGTAAGTAATAGTTCCTTTGGGTCTGTCATCTAAATCCTTTCCTGGACTACCAACTGTAAAGGCTTACCAGTGTTAGCGTCAAGAACCGAAGCGATTTCAACTGCCCTACGGGCGTGTCTCTTTGCGTAGGCTACGTCCACATCAGGCTTGATAGCTGAATACAGGTAGCCAAGAGCAAGCTGGCCCCCACTACCAATACCGTACGCTCCGTGATTTGCTTGGAAAAAAGAGAGATCACAAGCAATACGAAAGATATTACCGTTAAAAGCAATGAGATAATCGAAGCCACCATCTTTGTCCGCCTTATTGTAGTCGTAGTTATTATCGCTAAACGCTTGATTGATGCTGGGTATAACTTTCTTTCCCATAAATTGCACTGAATCTTCACCACGATAGAGCGGTGGTTTCCAGTTGTAGGCAAGAATGTCACCTGGTCTAGTATCACCAGAGATTCCAATGAGATACTTACCGACCTCAACAATCTTTGGAGTAGTAACGGCTAACGTTACTAAATTGTCTTCGGTGATCTGAGAGTCAGCTACTAGAACAGCGTAGTCAATTCCTTCTACTCCAACGATTGTGGTCATTGGGCTAGGCTACACCTAACGGCGTGTCGTCGCGTTAGCGACACCAGTTATGGCTACCATATGAGCCGTGAGGCGAATTACTCAAGCGGGGAGCGAAGCTCCTAGCCGTCCGTCTGTGTGGTTCCGTCTACTCACCCTGCCTAGACTCTGGTCTAAACATACCCTTCCTAAGCCTTTTGGGGCTGATCTACGGGGTTTGGGACCTATCCACGTGTGTACCTGTGGGTCGCAGGTCTTTAACGTGATGTGTACCTTTGAAGATTACGAGATTGTCTGGTACTTCCTGGATGCTACCTGTGTTAACTGTGGCAATCTAGTGACAGTTCCTTGCCCAGTTGATGCTCCGTAAAACGGCATAAAAAAAGAAGCCCACCCCTTTCGGGGTGAGCCTCTTAGTTTGCCTCGCGCTTATGGGTTACTTAGACCCACGACCAAACTCTGTAGCTGACGCATCTAGCCACTTTAGTAATGGACCAGCAAAGCCAGCTACTGCTGCCATTGCTAGTGTCTTGAGGTCTGTCTCGCCTGCAAGGTAAAGTGCAATAGCAGAAGCTGCTGCAGCACGAAACCAAGTGAGTGCGATTTGTTTGAACTGTTCCATTGGAACTCCTTCGTTTACTTTGCACCGTGCAACTTGCAACAGGTACAAACTTCGGTCTTGTATGCCTTCTTTGCTGGCGTAGGTATCACCCTGGCTACTACCTGACTGATGA